CATATTATGTTTATAAGACGGACACTTGTCTTTTAGTTTATCAAACACTTCACGTTTAATTAACATAAAGCCTGTACCACCATGTTTAATTTCAAATGGCTTATCTAAAGGCACAAGTTGTTTCTTAACATCACCTACCATGTTGACTACATATTCACCTGTAAAGTATTTAAGTTGATCTTGTGGTACTTTCTTTTCAATAGCATAAGCTACACCACCCCAGTTAATTTCTTTTTTAGGGTAAAGACCACATATAATTTCTACGTCAGAGTCAATCATCTTTAATAAATCCTTTGCCTCAAACTGTATGTCAGCATCAATAAACATTAAGTGTGTAGAGTCGCTTTTTAAGAAATCATTAACTAAAGTATTGCGACCTCTGGTAATAAGGCTTTCATTGTATAGAAATGAAAAGTATGCCTCTATGTCTTTAGCATTAAGCCATGCTTGCAGTTTAAGCATAGACTCTAGATAAGTGCCATAACATAGCCCGCCATACATAGGTGTTGCTATAAATAAGTTTGGTTTAATCGCCACCGTAAGCCTCCGTTAATAATTTACTATTGTATTTCTTTGTGTTATTGACTTTAATAATATTCTTTGTATCTGGGATAAGTGGTGTAATAGTTACATTATGAAGTTTCAATTTAAGGTCTTTTAGCCACGATAGTTCTGTAGGCTCAGACGACATAAGACCAGACCATACAAGTTTCCCTGTGCTGTCAAACTCTTCTACAAGCCATGCTATAGGTTTTATTGAAGGCATTTGGGTAATATCCCATCTATGTGATAAAAATTATTTAGAATAAAAGTTGCAGTTGAATTATATCTTGCTGCAGCAGTATGAATAATTTTATCTTGTCTACTTGGTTTTTTGTTTGCTAATTTATAATATTTATTTAATACATCAACAGCAATGTGCCATCCTAAAACTGTATGTTTTAACCTTTGTTTTGTTGGTAATTTATTAACACTTCCTTCTTGTTGAATCCAAATATACAAAGGAATAGCTTTATCTCTGTAAAAATCATTAGCTTCTTTATTCATTAATAAAATACCATCTTTCCTATGTGGACTACTTTCTTTTTATTCCAAATAAATCTCATATCTATACTATCATCATGGAAATAAAGACTATTTGCAACGGGGTTAGAATACTTCTTAAAAACCAATGTGTCAAGTACAAGTAGTTGAGTTTCTAAAAAGATTTTTTTGTCAGGTTTAGCTTGTTTGCCATTCACATAATTTTCTACTCCTATAAATTGCCCACGAGCATACACAACCTCGCAAGCATCTTTGCCAAACCTTTTAGACCTGACTCTATTGGCAATCACATGAATGACCCCTAGCTTCTCCTCTATTGATTGTGTATTGACCTCTGTATAGACTGCTGTAGCTATACAATGAACGTCATGCTCTGTAAGGTGCATATCCATTATGGTTTGTAAATATTATAAACAAGAGGATGAATAACATCTGCACCTATTATATCTATAATTTTTTTCCTAATAGAATCTTTATGCACATTAACTATAAAACAGCATGAATCTAATAATTCGCTATTAGTAAACAACCATTTAATAGCATCTATCTTGTTTTCAAAATTAATCTTATGCTGATACTTCATATTTTTAGTACCTGTTCTATTAGGTGTGTGTCTATATAAAGCATCTTCTACTGCTTGCGTTAGTATACATGTTAGCAACTTACCCTCTGGGGTATGTGCCAGCATACTATTATCATCAAAATCTATAATCTCTTCCATAACCTCTCCTGATTATCATGAGTATATTTTAATTACTTTAAGTTTGACTTTGCCTGTAAAAACCACGAAAATTATATACACAGGCAAACTGCTTGGATTTTTAAGGACATCATCATGTGGACAAAACCATCAGCAACTGAAATGCGTTTCGGCTTTGAAGTTACAATGTACGTTATGAACAAATAGTTATCCGCATTATGGGGATGCTCCTAAAAAGGAACATCCTCATCTATTGCTTCTTGTTTAGGCTTAACATCGCCTTCTTTCATTTGCACAGAGCCACTAATAAACTTACCCTTAGCACTCTCTCTAATCCAGCCACTAATTCTAAACTCAATCCCATCTACGTTAGCATTGCCTGTGTAGTCTGGTCGTTTAGGATTATCGCCTTTATCATTCTTAAATAAAGTAAACGTGTTTGTGTTGTCATATTCTGCCATTTTATTTCCTTTGTGTTTTATAAAAGTTTGCTACTGTTTCACCTGTAAAATTATTAGGATTCTTTTTAATCAAAGTACCAATAACTTTATCTAACTGTGCCATCTGCTTCTCTTGCTCTTCAATATCTAACGAATGAAATGTTTCTGCATATAACCCGCTAGACGCATTTACTAACATCTGCCTTTCTAAATCATTAAACATTATTTAATCTCCTTCAGCTTATTAATTACATCATCCACTTCTTTTAAAAATTGCTTTACTTCTGCCTCTAATTCTTTTTGATATACTGGGTCTGCTTCTATACGCTTTACAAATATCTGTAAATGCTTTGGAAACATTGGGTGGTAGCTTACAAAATCACACCACTTACGACCTGTCACCAAGAGTTGAAACTGTACCTGAGGAACGTACTTGCTTGGAATATCTTGTGTCATCAATGTTTCAGTATGCGTACTTCCCATAGGACATTTAATCTCAAGAATACCATCATCACCTACCATACCATCAGGACTAGCACCAGCTTCCAAAGTGGGATGTTTAACAAATCCCACCTCTTCCACTCCCCCATGTTCTTGCACATATCTATCTCTAGCAAACTGCTCCCTATCTATACCGTCTTGCATGGCTTGGTTAATATAGGACTCTTGCCTTTCTCCAGTCAATCTTTCGCTTACTAACTGAATCTTGTAGTTACGTCTAGACGCAGATTCACCACTCTTAATCTTTGCTAATACATCAGCCACACGACTAGCTGTAACCAACCCTAGCCTCGCTTGAAACCACTCTTCTGAACGTTGTTCCATTAGATAAAGTCCTCCGCTTTAGTATCCTTCATCTTGATAACTGCACCTGCACTAGCATCAATAGCGTCATGCTCTACAATCTCAAAAGCATTAGTCCATAAATATCTACGCAAGTAAGTTTGAACTGCACCTAGATTCTGAACCTCATGGCAACCTTTTAAAGCTGCTGAAGACATAGGGCATTTAAACTCAATGAATTGTGTAGCATCATTCATATCTGTAACAGTTAAGACTGCAATGTCTGTATAAAATGTGACTGTGCCACAGATACCCACCTCATTACAAATCTCTTGAATCGTAGGTAAGAAATCACCTAACTCAAAATACTTGTATCCCGCAAACTTATTATGACCAGACTTTTTAAGGTCTGCCATTTGTAACTTTAATCTTGCTTGCATTAACTTACTGTGTATGCTCATCTTTCTCTCCCCTGTTGCATAATGTAATGTCTCTAATACTTCCTTTTGGTGTTGCTCCATCATCACTTGGTCGTAATGTTGTTTGTGGCTCATTTGCTTTCTCCCATTTGTCGTTAGACTCTTTTAGTTCTGCTCTGCATCTTCGTAATTCTTTTACTATCTCTGCTAAAGTAAATGCCATAAAAAATACCCCCAAAATATTACTAAAAACCACTTTACCACAAAATAGAACTTTTGTGTAAACTTTTTTTGTAGTCTGTCATTAGTGATAACTCTCATCAATCTGTTTAAATCCATGTCCACTCCTAAACTTGAAAGCACACTATACTCCTAGTTTAATAAATTGTCAATAAATTAATTATAATCTTTGTTTGACCAATTCTTTAAATCATCAGAATCAAGTTTATAAATGATTACCCCATTATTTGTTTCTTTGCAAGGCACAACATCATTTATTTCAACTAAATTTAAAAACTTATCTTTATTTATTTTTTTGTTATCTAAATAAAATTTATTCATTAGTATCTCCTTTTAAAAGAGGGGGATTGCTCCCCCCATTTAATTTCTAAATTATTACATTTGTATAACTAATCTTAGATTCATCACTCGAACCTAAGTATATTTTATCTTTGACTTGAGGAACATAATTATTTATTTTATATTCTGCATCGTCAGAAAGAGGTAAGTAAAATAAAGCGTATGGTTGTTTAAACGAATCCATAGTTTTAATTAACTTCCTAATATCTTTATTAGTTCTCCACTCCATAGCAGACGAAGCAAAGAAGTGAAAGTTATTGTCTCTCATTTTATATTCTCCATAGTTGTTATAGAACATTTAATACTTGTAAGATAATTTATCCTACAAGTTCATTATAGATATTAATTGTAAATAAATTGTTTCTAAATTGTAATACTTTGTAATAAATTGTAAATAAATTGTAACAATTTAATCATAGGGTATTTATCCGACTTTTCTATTTGACAAGATTTGACAACTATGCTATAGTCGCCATTCATTTCAACCAAGGAGAGCAAGATGACCTTTCAAGAAGCTGTAGCACACTTTAATAACTCAAGACGTAAGATGGCATATGCCTTAGACCTTTCTATTCAAGCAGTTCAGAATTGGGCAAAGAATCCTGAAAAGCCAATCCCAAATAAAAGAGCAGAACAAATTGAAGAGGTGTTAATTAAGAGAAGACAGGCAGAAACAATTCCACAAGCAAAAGAGTAAGGGGATTATATGAGAATTAAAAACTGGGAAAGGTTTCAGCACTATACTCCCTTGAATCCACGTTTTCAAAAAAAGATGACTTGGTTTAAGGTTTATGGCGATGATTTACTAAACGACCCTGACTTTATGAACCTTTCAGACGAATGTCAAGCAATGCTAGCAAAGTGCTGGTGTCTTGCTAGCAGAAAAAATGGTGAATTACCAGACATAGATGGTATAGCCTTTGCTCTAAGAAAGGATAAAGCCTTTGTAATTAAGACTTTAGGTAAGTTATCATCATGGTTGCTAGCAGAGGGCTATCAGATTGCTAGCTTAGAAGAAGAAGAAGAAGAAGAAAAAGAAATATCTATAGTTCATTTTGATACATTTTGGAATTCGTATCCAAGAAAAGTTGCTAAAGATTTATGTCTACAAAAATGGAAGTCAAAGAAACTTGACAAAATAGGTGAACAAATTATTAACCATGTTAAAGCTATGAAAGAAACAAAACAATGGAAAGATAGTGATGGTCAATTTATTCCTATGCCATTAACTTATATAAACCAAGCAAGATGGGAAGATGGTAAAAAAGTTAAGAATGTTTGGGAAGGTGGCATTTAATGAATTTAGGGGATGTCATTGATAAACTAACTGTAAACCAATCAACTGTGCAAGAGTTTTATAATGAAAGGTATAGTCATGCAGAGTTTAAAGTTAAAAGCACAGATACATTTACTTCTGACTTGGTACGTTATTTTGGTGAGGAAATTCATGCTGGTAAATCGTTGGGGTTTCTTAAGACGGAAGATAAGATAAGGTGTAGAAGTGCAGAATTAACTATTCTTACAGGCGTTAGTGGTCATGGTAAATCTATGTGGTTATCCCAAGTAATATTATCTATGATGAAGCAAGGGACTAAATGTTTAATAGCGTCTTTAGAGATGAGACCTGTGCTTACATTAGCTCGTATGGTGACACAAACTTTAGGTTCACCAGAACCTACAGATGAATATATACAAAAGTTTTGTGAACGTGCTAAAGACAAGTTATATATCTACGACCAATTAGGAACGACTACTTCTGAAGACATGATTGCTACACTTTATTATGGCAAACATATTTTAGGTGTAGATATATTTGTGATTGACAGTCTTATGAAAATGTCAGATATTTCAGAAGAGTCTTTAGAGAAACAAAAATTGTTTATAGATAAGTTGGCAGTCACTTGTAGAGATTTGAATGTTCATGTATTCTTGGTAGCACATACTCGTAAAATGAAAGATGAAACAGAGATACCTGATGCTACAAATATTATGGGTAGTAGTCATATTAGAAACCTTTGCGATAATATTATTTGCG